TAAAACGTGATGACTTAAGGCAAAAAGTGGAAAAGATCCATATAATCCCATAGGTTGACCCTTTGTATAGACTAGATCACCAAAATCACTCTGCCATTTGGAACGGCAGATCTGGTAAAATTCTTGTACACGGGGGTAACCTATCGCTTTCAACACCTCTAGTTGTAAGGCCAGAGGAAAGTTGTCAGTTGCGGAACTCAGATCAACTGCGTGAACGGTTTTACCCGAACGCAATTGCTGAGCCGCCCAATCAACACCCGACTCTTGCGAGTAGGTGCAGTCTTCAGGTATTTGCCTGAGGATTGAATTGAGAGCTATATGAAGTGGCCGGAAGGCCACTTGCGCACCAGAAATTGGCATGGCAATGACTCTTGCTTTGAACCCCTTTTCCTGTAGTACAGTTATCTTCCCCATGTAGGGTGAAGGTTGAGTACCTGTAAATGAAGGTACTCCCATACTGGACAGGATAGGGCTAAAAGGTCCTCGGACCATTGTAGATTCTATGAACGAAAGAATCCAGGGGTGCCATTTACGCACCCTCTTCTGTGCTCGTGTTTTTTGCACAGACAACGGAGAAAGACTAGGTTTTGCAGTATTCAAACCTGCGAAACTAAAAGTTTCCTTATAGTTAGTAGAGAAAATAACCGACCACTTACGTGGAATGGTGAGATCGTTGATTATACGACCCGCTATGTCAATAGCGTTCTCATCAAAACCTTCATTGGGTTTGCCACTAATAGCTTCCAGAAATTTAACCTTCTGGGCCTCAGTGACTTCGTCGCTTATGAATACTGTGTAAGTATTCAAGACACTAATTAAAAGGGAGATATCGCGCTCATCACCATTAGATGCGTGTTGAATAAAGGCACCTAGGTGACCTTTAGGATATCCATTCTTGTCCTTACTTACCCAAGTGGGACAATTAAACTTTCGTTCGCGCCTCGCCTTGCTTCTTTCAGTTGAAAGGAATTGTATTGTGGCAGTTTTTAACTGCTTCAGTCTGTTTAGTGTCCATTGCGGGCCTGAATTGAAATTCCATCGCTGGATTTCCCGAATGATACCGTGAGTGTGTGGGCTGTCTTGCAAAAGACGGCTTATATGTTGACATATTGCATTAGTTTCAACTGTGACTTCTGTCATGGTTATACTCCTGTAGGATGTTTAACTCAGTTCCCGCGCGTTATATCATAACACGCGCTCAAGTTT